TTGTTTAAACAGTTTGTTTTCCATCATAATCTGTAAGTATGTATCTTTGGCTGAACCACTACCAATAACGGTAGGACCTCCACCACCAGAACCAGAATCACCACCTCCACCAGTAGGTACTGCAATGGGCATGAAAATTGTTCTCATTTTTTCATAATCTGTCTGTTTACTAATCTCTTCTGCAGTTTGTCTTTCTGCAGGTGGTGTCACTTGTGGTTGTTGTGGTGCAATATTGAAAAACTCTGTAGCTTTATTTTTAGGAACTTCTACATGAACATGATTATAATGTCCAGCAGTTTGCCAGTATGTAGTGTAACCTTTTGATTTCCAGAATTGATTGACTTTATCACCAACTGCTTTACTAGGAACTGGAATATCAAATGCACGGTTTTCATGATGTCCCGCACCTTTATGTACCTCAATCTCATAGTTGGTATCGTCAGCCAAAGGACTGATATCATAGTTACCACTACCATAGGTACCCATCTCACGAATTTGTAAGTTCTCTTGATGAAGAGTTGGTTTTCTTTCTGAAGTATAACCAAATTGTGTTCTGAACTGTCTAAATTCTTCAATATCAGTCTGAACTCTACTCTTACCTGCCTGAGCTGGAGCTCTTAGTGCAGGTGGTACTGGTTGTCTTCTTTGTTCTTGAGCCTTTTTAATATTTTTTGCAAATGTGTCTGATTTTGTTCCTGCACCATCAGCACCACTATTAGTTCTTCCACGGGATAACCACTCAGCTGCTGATCTCCATCCAAGGTTATGTGCATAACCAAGAACTTGAAGTTTTTCCTCCTTAGGTAGTTCTTTATATTCGGGACTACGATTCATCAAATACTGATGATTGGCACGAGTATATGCAGCAAAGTATCTTTCCTGCATTTGTTTATCTTCTCTAAATGTCTTTCTTGCTGCTTCACCATCTCCTTGATATGTTTCACCTAACAATCTTGCAGCATCCTCTCTTGCAGTTGCACCCATTTGATATCTACCGGCATACATACCAACACCAAACTCATCCTTAGAACCACCCTGAATATCATATTTTCCACCAGATTCAATCTGTGCAACAGTATCTCTATACAAAGTAAATTCAGATTCGCCAAACCCAGCCTGAGATACTTGACTCTTTGCCTTTTCACCTTGCTCTACACCACCAGATGCAAGTAATCCACCTGAAGATGTATCATATTGAGAACTATCAGAAGAATTGTCAGTACCAACTAAATCTTTCAAAAGTCCTTTACCGGGTATTTCTAAATTTTTTAAATCTTGTATAAATTGTTCAAGTTGTGGAAACTGATCCCCGATAGTTTTGATTAGACTTTCAATTTGTGTTATTACAAAATCAACAGGTGGAGATTTGAGTATATCATTAATAATAGGTAATACTGTACCAATAAGAAACTTACCCGCCTCTATCATTGGTTGAAAGAGATACTTATTAATTAGTGCAAATACTTCCTTAACTTTCTCTACAACACCCTTTATAGTCTCAATGATTGGTTTGATATTGTCAAGTATCATCAATACAAGACCACCAAGTAAGATATTTACAAAGAAGTTCTTAATTCTATCAAAAAATGGAATCTTACTGAGTAACTTTTTACCTAAAGATAACACGCCACCAACCATTCCAAACCCAACTTCTCTCAGTTTGGCTAACATTTTATTTTTTCTTTTAGTCTTATCCTGATTATCTTTTCGTTTGAACTTTACAAAATTCTTAATAGTACTTCCTAATTTAGCTATCGATGATTGAATCGATTCAAGTACATTATCCAATTGACCATTACCAGTATTTGGTTTTAGTTTCTTTATCTTAGGAGTTGATGACTTACCACCAAAAAACTTTTTACCTGATACTTGTGCAGGTGCAAGTTTCTTTTGTGTTGAGGGTTTTTTGGTATCTTCTTTCTCTTTGCGTTTGACAAGTTTTCCAGCAACTTCTTTACCAGACTTTGGTTTCTTTTTGCCAGAACCAATTAGACCTTTTGCTGCACCGAGTAATAGTGGTAATGCCATTATCCTACCGCCGTAAGGTTAAAAATTGCACCAACTTGTGTTGGGTTTGGGTTATTCCCATCTATTGATGAGAATGATGCAGCTGAAGCTCGACCACCACTAGCACTCGAAAGTTCGTTATCACCAGAACCTCCTCCACTTAATGGTAATACTACTGGAGCCGGATCAGTATTGGGTGGTGCTGGTGGTTCTGGTCTGCTATGACCTGGTTTAACTTCCTGCATTCCTGGAGGAGCAGTAAATCCACCTCCCGTAAATATACCATCTGCAACACCCTGAATAAGTTCATCAAATTTAGAAGTTCCTGTAAAGTTTTTACCATACTTATCTTCCCAATCAGTCATCACACCAAGTTCTACAAGTGCAGTAGGTGATGCAGCTCCAGCCTTTACTGTGGCATTTCCTTTAGTATCACTTTTCATATTACCAAGTTCTGGATTTTCTTTTTGAAATTTTGCAAGAGCATCAGTAATTGGAGCTGCAAACGCAGCATCTTGGTCATCACCTGCCCTTGTTCTTGTAAGAAAACCTACACCACCGGCACTTCTAATTGCGTCAAAGTGAAGTGGTACAATTCTCACACCCTTATTTGCTTGACCTTTAATAAATTTATCATAATCTGCATAGTTTCCATATTCTTCTGGAGTAACAATTTTTACTTTTAGACCCTTTTCTTCAAGTTTTAGTTTTAGTTTTGCTGCAGCACTATCCTGGTGTTCTCTTTCTCTTCCATCTGCGCCAGTTGATTTTGATTGCTCGAAAGTTTTTCCGGACGCATCATCGGCAACAGTTCCTGCTTTCTTAGCATGATCCAAGGGAATAATCACATCATATGCACCAGTAGGAGCAATCATTGGTGTTTGTGGGGTTACCTTTTGTTGATTTTCTCCAGTATTTGAGTATGCACCCAAACCCTCCATTTTTGCAATGGCCAATCTTTCAAATTCTTCACGACTTATTTCCTTTCCATTTACGTCAAAATACTTGTGTTTCCCCATTCCTAATAAATTTCTTCCTTGCATATGGGTTCCAACACCCTCAATGGGTGACTTAGTTAAGTCACCTGTAGACCATCCTTGTCTTTCAATGTTAAGTATTCTCCGTATATCAGCAATAATTTTGTCATTGGTTGACAAATCTCTTGCTCTTCCTGCACCACTACCATAAACTCTTTCATGACCTTTCATAGAAGGTTCCATTTCGGATTCTGCATTTTTAAATTTATCAGGTAATGGTATATTCAGTTCTTCATGAAGTTGTTTATAGTAATCTAATGCATCAGGATCCCATTGTCTTGGGTCTAAATGTCCAAAAGTACCTTCAATAACCAATTTTCTCGATTCCGGTCCAATTTTTGGGTTATTCCATTGTACAAACTTTCCCGAGGTGTCAGCGAGTCCGGGTTGGCGTGATGGTGCAACTGCTTCAATTGCAAGAAGGGCAGCAAGGCCACCAGCAATAACACCAATCAAACCTGTAGGACCCATTAAAAGTCCAAGTAGTCCTTTCAATACAAAAGACAATCCACTTACCAGAGGAGAAAATAGTTTTAAGAAACCAAGTATCTTCATCCCAATATTAAGTCCAACCAGGGCAGCAATACCCAGAAGGATTTTATCCATATGGTCCGTAATAAATGTAATTACATTCTGAATTTTCTCTTGATTTTCCTCTTTCTGAAACCAATCAAGAGCTTTCATTATAAAACCACCAAGTAAGATATTCTTAAAGAATCTCTTGATCATATCAAGGAACCCCATCTTCGGAGCTTTGAATCCCTTTAGAGCCTTAGTTGCTTTCGTCTTTGCATTTTTTTCAGACTTCTCTTCTTCTGCTTTTTGTGCAGCCTTTCTTGCAGTCTTCTCTTCTTGTTCCGATTCTTTCTTCTCTTCACCCAATATATTCTTAAGAAGACTATCAATACCAACCAAAGTTTGGTTGATATTCTCGAAAGAATCTGTAACCGCTTCTCCCTTTACTTTAACCTTAGTTGATTCTGCTTCTTTAGAACCACTTAAGAGTTTTTGAGTATTGACTGCAGATTTATTATATTTTCTACCACTTTGAACTACCTTGGAGATATTAACTGACTTTTTCTTTGGTTTAAATCTACCATTCTTTCCTTTTGATTTCTTATAAGTATCTCTTACTTTGGTAAGTTGATCAGCTGAAAATTCTTTACCACCCTTTATTAGACTTCCTTCTTGATTTATAGACAAGAATTCCTTTAAAAGGGTGCGGAACTGTTCATAGTCCATTTCAGCTTCATAGTCTTCTATTCCCAAGAGCTCAAGAACTTCTGGGTCAATAGTCTCATTAGCAGGTTGTTTGGTATCTTCTTTCTTCTCGGTACTAAACTTCTTAACAATGGCAGTTACAGCCTTCTTGTCTGGTTTTTTCTTAGCAGAGGGCATTGGCATTGGACCCTGCTTTGCATTACTATTATCTTTGGGTTTGCCAGTCCAGGAATCCAACCCTCCCGTATTATATTTTTCTTGTAATGGATCTGACATCTGACGGGCAAGATCCATCAAATCGCCCGTACCCTTTCCAAATTCTTTTTTCTCATCGGCCGACATCATATTATATACGGCAGATAAATCCTTTATCTGATCCTCATCAAGATCTTTGAGAATATGATCTGGTAGTTTATACGCAACAGATCTATCCTCATCGTATGCTTTTTTTGGTTTTGCCTTTGCCTTTGGTTTTGGGGCTACCTTTGGTTTTGGTTTTGCCTTTGGCTTAGGTGGAGTCTTTTTACTTTCATTTTCTTCGACCATACCTATGGCCATTTCATGAAGCTCAGTATTGTTCCTTCCCTGAACAATCTGACTATCAATCTCACTAGTCTCTTTATCACTCAGAGAATTATAGTATTGCGAAAGTAAATGTATCTGTTTATCGTCTAATTTTGAGACAAGATCCTTCCCTAACTTATATTCATAAGCCTTTCTTGTTACTTTAGGATCTCTAGCCATTCTGTCTTGCCTTTTGCTTTTGTTCTTCTTCCTCTAAATGTTGTTGTAAGAGAGCAACGTAAATGTCTCTTTCAAAGGGCATCATATTTTCAATTTCAGTGAGAGAGTATTTGTGGTATTGCATCATCGCAAAGTTTAATTTAAAATAACTCTCTAGATCCATATGGATCATGCCTATGCGAAAAAACTGGTTAAACCCTCCAAAACGATAGTACTTTTGACTTTAGTGCTTGGGTTTGTAATCTCAATTGTATGAGATAGTTTTGGCATAGTCTCAAAGAATTGTTCAATTTCTTTAAATTGGGTTGAACTCATCTGTTCCAAGAAGTCAACAACTTCTTTTTTAGTACAGTCATCAGTAGACCAAACCTCATCTTCATTGTAAATCTTATCAATACATGATGCAATCAGTTCAAATGATTGATTAATGTCAGTTTCACCTTCAAAATCAAAGTTGTTTGAAATGAATTGTTCCAATGAAGGATACTTCATCTCCATCATCAAAGTCTCATCAAGTCTAATCTTATTAGAGTGGTTTTCATCAGTTTGAACTTGAATGTCCTCAAGGTCAATCGTAACTGTAACATTTGTTTCACCATCATCAGGTGCCACAATGTTTACCTCAACTTCTTCACCAACTGACCTTGCTCTGATATTCAAGAACAAATATTCAATATCAAAAGTCGGAAGTTTTTCTACCTTGATACCTCTCGTAAGAATACAACTCTTCAGAACAGATTTGATTGCGGTTGTAATCTGTTTTGTGTCCTCACTTTCAAGAGCAAGAACCAGAAGTTTTTCTTCTTTAACTAGAAAGGGTCTATAAGTAATTTTCTTCTGTGTTGATGGTAATACCAAGTCATACTCAGGAGTTACAATCTTTGGTAAAGGCATAATAAACTACATTAATAAGTGAAACTATTTATTATGCAAATTTACGTTCTCTAACATATCTGGTGTAGGACATGGAGATATTATATTTCAAAACATCACTTGCTTCGTAACTCACCTGAGTTGGTGCAATACTAATTGGGAATGCATCGATGAAAGTATATCTTAACTGATAACTATCATTGGCACGTCTTCTTTCTGCTGTTGCACTCTTCTCAAATTTGGTCACATGTATCGGACTTCTGTAACTATTCGGGTAATTCATCCGATAAGATACTGCCGCATTTTCGTACCCAATATTATTCACATTTTGTCCTGCAATAAAGTCAACCCAACCATCAAATAATTCAATCACATCATATCTATTATTGACCATAAATGTTAAATCAAGAGTATTTCCAAAGTCTTTTCGATATGCCATTTTTTCAGACATACCAGCGAAGTCATTTGTTGCTTCGTGAGTGAAAAGATTTACACCAGGAAGTGATGCGGCAGAACACATCAATTCAACATTTTCACCATCTGCATAATAATTGAAATTTCTTGCATTCAAGAAAGTTAGTACACTAATTGGTGGTTGAACTTTGACTTGATATACAGATGTCTGGGCAACATGAAGAATTTTACTCTTTAGTGCCGATGTTTTGACTGAATTTGGAGATGGTCCAGGCATCTAAATATTTCTACATTATAATACTATGTATATTAGATGGGTCAAAGTATAAAGTCAATTTATAAACCATCACATCCTGAAAAATACCTTGGTAACTCAACTAATATAATATGTAGAAGTTCTTGGGAAAGAACCTTTTGTAGGTATTGTGACACTAACCCAAATGTAGTGAAATGGGCGAGTGAAGAACTAGCAATAAGATATATTTCACCAGTTGATGGAAGACCACATAGATACTATCCAGACTTTCTGATTGAAGTGAAAGAAAAGAGTGGTAAATTAAAAAAGTATATAATTGAAATTAAACCCAAGAAACAAACTCTACCACCAGTCAAAAAGAAAAGAGTAACTAAAGGGTTTATTTTAGAAACAACGACTTATGCAGTCAATCAGGCAAAATGGAAAGCAGCAATTAATTTTTGTAAGGATAATTTAATTGAATTTAAGATTATTACTGAAGATGAACTCTACCACTGGAAGAAATGAATAGATTCACAGAAGAAGATGAAAATCGGATCTCAAGTATGACAGATCCCGATGATATGATGTTAGAAATCATGGAAATTCTGACAGAAACTGAAGTCATTCCTGATGTTGGTGGTTATTATACATTCATCTATCAAGCAAAGACACCAAGAGTTAAATACGATCAGTTTCCGTTAATTGCTTGTGTTGGTGTCTTTGAATGGGGGTTTCGTGGTCTCAATTATCATTGGGGTGATTTTAGGAATTATACTTGGGAAGAAGCTTCAATTCTTCGTGTAGTTGATCCTATGGAACTTAAAACACTTCGTGCGATTCCTTATCAGAGTTTTACAATAAATAACTAAACGGGTTAGTAACCATTATTAGGAGAAATGAAATAGTGGCAAGCAAAAGTACCTCAGGTTGGGAAAGTTTGGGGGGAAATGATCCAACGAGATATCAAGCAAGTTTTCCTCGTAATAACGGCACTATAGCACCTTCTGGTCAACAAGGTAAAAGTGATATTGTTGTTATAACCAATAGATCAAATGGAAATTATGACGTATATAAAAAAACTTTATTTGGTAACAAGTTAATATATCAATATAATGCTTCAAGTAACAAAACCACAATAGTAAATCAAGAAGATTTTAATGATTTTTTTACAGGAGAAAATACTCAACAATATACAAACTTAAACTCAGGTGTAAAACAAGCAACTTTAAATTTAGCAGAAGAAAACCTCTCGGGCAGTACCTCAAGAAAGGAATATCAAGAATTACAACAAACACCTGGTTATAAGTCTCTCGCAAATACTGAAGAACCACCGGCAGCTACTGATGATGATCCAGCACCGGTGAATACTGGCGAAGAACAAGGATCTGGTAGTAGTGCTGTAGACAACGGCACTCTTACTGGTGGTGACATTTTTAATGGTAGTGTTGATAGTTTTTTAGCACCTGATGGTTTTCCTAGTTTTTCCGATTTGAGTTCTACAAATTTTGCATCCTTAGGTGATGATGCATTTTTAGGAACAGCAGATGATGCACTTCCTTTTGGAACAACTTTTGCTAATGTAGGTGATCCTAAATCAATTACTAATCCAATTGATTTAAGCGATCCTTATTATAGTGATAGAAATAGTGGTAAAGATAGTAAATTACTTCTACAATATCCAGAAGCAGACCTTACATCCTTTGGATATGATTATATTCAAATTGTTGGTCACAAATATACAACTAACAATGCAGGTATTCTTAGAGATACTAGAGATTCTAATAACCAAATCGTTTCACCAAATTTGAATAGTAGCAATGAAAAAGGTGTTTTTGCTAAATTGGGAGATGTGGTCGGAACAATACAGTTACCGATGCAACCCAATTTAAGTGAATCTAATTCAATTGATTGGAATCAAGATGAGATCAATCAAATTCAAATGACAGGAGCCGGTCTTGCAGCTGATGCAATTACTGGTATTAGAAACTCCTCCACCGGGGGCGATTTCGGAGCCGCGGTGGGTAATCTACTAGGTGGTGCAGGTAGAGCAGCACAAAGACTTCTCAATTCTGACGGATTAGGTCCATTCCTTACTGCATATTTTGCCGGTCAGGCAGTTGGGGCCAATGTAGTAGGAAGAGCTACAGGTCAGGTTTTAAATAAGAATCTTGAACTGTTGTTTAAGGGTCCAAGGTTAAGACAATTCAAGTTTAATTTTACCTTTACACCAAGATCTGATACTGAAGCAATAATTGTTAAAAACATAATACGATTCTTCAAAAAATCGATGGCACCCCAAATAGCACCGGAAAGACTTTTTCTGTATACACCTGATATCTTTCAATTAAAGTATATACATAATAGTGGAGGAGATCATCCCTTTCTGAATCATTTTAAACCTTGTGCTCTCACCAACTTTGGAGCCGATTACACACCAGGTAATAGTTACATGACATATAAAGATGGTTCAATGACACAATACAAAATTTCTATGACATTTAGTGAACTTGAGCCAATATATCAACACGAACATAAGGGAGTAGGAGGCACTGGTTACTAATGGCCAAACCATATTTTAGATATATTCCAGATTTTGAATATGTAGATAGAACTTCTAGTGGTCAGAAAATCTCTGATTACACAGAAGTCAAAAACTTATTCAAAAGAGCCAAAATAAGAGAAGATATCCTAAACAATCTAGGATTCTTTACCAAATATCAAGTCATTGGTGACGAAAGACCGGATAATGTTGCACAAAAGGTTTATGGTGATGCCAACCTTGATTGGTTGATTATGTTATGTAATAATATTATTCATTTTGAAGACGAATGGCCATTGTCTCAAGAATCATTCGACAACTACTTACTTGACAAGTATGGTTCGTATGAAAATGCATATGCAACAAAACACCATATTACAAGTCAAGTAAAAGATAGTCAAAATACAATTATTGTCCCACAGGGTGTTATTGTACCTAGTGACTATAGTGTCACATTTTATGATGAGGGTCTAGATCAGACTATTACTCGTCAGGGTGCATATCCTGTATCAAATTATGAATACGAAGTATCAGAACAAAACAAGAAAAGAAATATATTCGTAATTAAACCATTCTATCTCGCACTAATTATTGACGACCTTGAAACAGTAATGCCCTATGGTAAGGGTTCTTCGCAGTATGTATCTCCTGGTCTGGTAAGAGGAGAGAATATTAGACTATTCCAGTAATAAAAAAGTAATAGGGGCATTTTTTACTGGGATTTTTTTGGCGGCCTTTTTGGAATCAAGGCCGCAATTTCGTTTTGACATAAAAAAAAAAGGGTCGTAACCAAAGTTACAACCCCATTAGAATTATATGTTATGAGTCAAGACTCAGCCAATTTTGAGAAATAGCTGAGCGGGTCATCGTCATCAGTAGAGGATGTTGACTCAACATTCTTTGATGCTTGGTAAGAGTCCTCAAGTTTTTGCATGACTTGTTCTTCACTAACAGCGCGTTGTTCAGTTGCTGCATAGTTGTCATACTCAGTCTCCTGCTCTTCTTGGCGTGCTTGTGCTTTATTACCAAGAACTATGTCTAGGCGTTTCTTCAGTTCATCATAAGATTTGAATTGGTCTGGTTCAGTGAATTTAGTCAATGAATACTGCTTTTTCCAGATGGCTTCTAATGCATCATCATCATCTAGTAATGTACTTGGACTATCAAACTCAGACTTATCATAATTCCAATAACCTTCAACCTTTCTAAGTTTCATTTTAAAATTTGCACCCTTCCAAAAGTCAAAAGGATTGATTGGGGTCTCATCCTCAAACTCTGGTTGCATCACATCCATAATCTTATCAAAGATCTTCTTACCAAACTTATAAAGAAATACTTTACCTTCGTTCTGAGGATTGGCAGGATCTTTTACAACGTAGATATTTGCGTAGAATGATAGTTTACGTTTTTGCTTACGTGCAATGTCTTTATCTGAATCACTACCACTGTTCCACAACTCACGATTGAGATCACTGATAGGATCCTTACCACCAATGGTAGTCAAGGAGTTCTCGATGTACCACCCACCAGGGCCCTGGAAGGCGTGAGAAAACAGTTTCACCCATGGCAGATCTTCACCGTCTGGAGCAGGAAGGAAACGAATCACCGCATATCCATTACCACTCTTATCCATTTCTGGTTTCCAAAGACGTTCATCTGCACCACCACCTTTACTTTCTAACTTCTCAACCTCTTTCACTAGTTTGGAAGTTAGATTACCAAGTGATGACTGTTTTTTCATTGAAGAAAAACTCATTTTTTATTACCCATATTAGTTTTATTTGGTCTGTTAGATGAGTTTATAGACTTCCTAGGTCTCTTTTATTGTAGACTCTTCAGTCCCTATTGTTAAGTGATTTTTTCATGTTATCAATGATGTTAGTCATATTTGAAAATACGTATGTCAGATCTACATCAGGTGGAAACCCAAGTTGAACCGCAGAAGTCATGATGTTATCTTTCATATCTTTTGCTTGTGGGTCATCAGACAAACTCATTCTAGCATAAAGAATTTGTTGTTTCTTCAACAACTCGTCCAACATTTCAATGTGTTCAAGTTTATCCTGGTCATTCATCGATGCAAAGGTAAAAACTTTCGTATAAATTTTTTCCTGCAGTTCAGCAATTTTTTTCATCTCTTGCTGAACCATTTCTGACTCAAAGAAACTCATTCGCCCTCTACGACTTCAATTTCTGATGTTTCTGTAGAAGCATTTTGCTCTTCAATTTGTTCTAGAACTTCGATTGCACCGACAAGTTTCAGGTACATCTCTCTAGTAGTTTCAAGTCCTTGTTCTACTTCAACTCGCTGTTTCCGCAGGTTCTCAAGTGCGGTTGCATTGTCAAGAGTCATTAACTATTATCTCCTTTAAAATTGATTTGAATTTAAATATATCAATATGTATAAAGGAATTATACTTATTGATTCTCATCGATAAGAATTTCCACACAGGGTCAG